CCTTCGATGACACCTTCTTCGATCAAAGCATCTCTTACCTTCTCGGACTTGCCGCAGATGTAATTGATGAACTCGTGCAGATATACATCGCACGCGCGGGCCGTCTCGTGATCCTTTGTCGTCGACTCCACGATCTTGTCGAGAGCCTCAGCATTTTGTTTCTTGAGACCGCGCAGATATACCCAGTACATCATGCCCAGAACACCAGTCGCACCAGCGCCGACTGCTACCGTAGCGATGAGCGCTTTTGCATCGAATGAAAGTTCCTTCTTCTTTTTGTTGTTTTCAGCCATAATTTTTACCTCCTTAAATATATAGGCTATTAAGCAAAATGTTTTTCTTGCGAATTTAGGTCATCGATAATCGGCAAGGATCCTTTGTTTGGCTAGGCCGATCAGATGGCATCTCAAATACAGCTTGAGACAGCTTAGGATGGTTGTCAATGAGCGTCCAAATATAAAATTTGAACCGGTTAGAGTGGTACTTGCGCGCAAACTCGTGCAGCCAAAAGGCACAAAACGCTCTGGTAGCCCGCATAAACCATGCGTTCCAAAAGCGATCGGGATAGAACGTACGAATATAAATGTAAAGTAAAGTTTTAGCCATTGGTTTCTGTCTCCTCTATGTTATAAGTAAAATATGTAGGGTATGTCGGATCTGATTCTTCGGTTACGAGCTCAACACCCATTGTCCATGGTTCAACACTAAAATATGGTTTTTCTTCATAGCCAGGAAGGCCTGAATTTGCGTATTCATATAGCGAAAGAACTGCAAATATCATTGCCAAAGCGAGTATTATCGTAATAAAAATCAGGAGTAAAGTGTTTTTAAAGTTTTCTTTTTTAACAGTTTCTCTGAACCGTTCGTCAAGCGTTTTCTTCGGCTTTGCGTGCTTCATCATTCACTTCCTCCATGCTTTTTACGGTTGCCGAGTCACCCAATCCGGCAAGACCAAATTCGTGATGAACCCTTGCTTTGACTCTTTTCAGAATATCCATAGCAATAGGTCCTATGCCTCTGGACAATGAGATTTGCTGGGGAGTTGCATTGCGAATATAAAAAAGGATTCTGATTCCTTTTCCGCGAATGCCCGTCAGTTTACGCGATTCGTACGGGAAATACTTAGTAACGTTACAAGCCAGATATGCTTCGCAGCGTCTATTAAGATTAACCCATATGCGTTTTGCAGTGCGATGGTCATTTCCATCTTTTGTTTCGGCTAAAATATACTTGTAAACCAGCGTTTTTTGCATTGCCTGCTGAGCTTGATACATCTCTCTAGCATGATTCGCTGTGCTCGGAGTGCAATGGAACCGCTCAGCAATGGATTTAAGACTCTCGCCATTTGTCCAAGCCTCAAATATAAGTTTATTACGTTCTTCTGTTTTCATATTTAATCGTCGTCTACCTCCGCGTGCAGTAAAGCGCTTGCTTTTTGAGCATAATACTCATCGATTTTTTCTGTAATTCTGAAATAAGCATCAATATGCTCATCCATTTTTTCATCGAATTCCTCAATAGAGCAGTTATCATGAGACAGCTTGTAAGCTATTTCTTTTAAGTCTCTTTTTGCCGCATGAATAGCCAGATCATGCTTCATGATGATTCGTTCTTCGGTATTTTGGAATTTACGATGGGCTTCCCATAGGTTCATAGTTAATCCTCCTAGGAAAAAGAAAAGGAGTCCGTTTAGGACCCCTCTCCCTTAACCATATGTGGTCAGTTGTTGTTCGAAATATCAAATTCGATCATAGCGCTTACAGGTGTGTGCTCGTCAACATCATGCTTGCCGAATATCATAGCAACGCGGTCGCCGATCTGGTTCGCCTCGATGTTGCTGATAAGCATGGAAACCGTGTCGGAGTCTTTGTAGATCGAATCAATGCCATGCTCGCCATTAGGGTCGAGTTCAGCAGCAAGACCGTCTGCAACAGACTCTTCGCGTTTAAGCCATCCATACAAACTAGCTACACCGACGCCGGTGGCAGCGGTAGCCGTGCCTACGATAAAGGCCGTTTTGTGCTCTTTGACGAAGGACCATACCTTCTTAGCTGTTGTTGTGAATTTGTTTTCTTTCTTTTCCATAATTTTAAACCTCCTTTATGGTTTTCATTATAGAATATGTTTTTATTGCGACTTTGTGGATCCTTTTTTAGTATTAGCTTCGTCATATGCCTTTAACCAGTCTTCGTACCAGGCATCGTTTGCTAATACCCCGCCTTCATGCCACATGCGGTTGACATTGAAATCTCGAAATATAACATCGCCAGGCCTTACTTCAACAATCTGTCCAGTTTCGAACTCGACAAGGGCCGTTAAATATGTCACTTGGCCTCCGTTGGAGCTTCCAGTCATAATACCAGGAGCTTCCACATATGAATGCTCTACCCAACGATGGAACGCCGCTCGATGCCCTTTGGCCATGCACGGGCGAACCATTCCGTTAAATGTTTTTTGATCCATCAGAAGCCTCCTTTTGAATATGCCTTTTGATCGAAGAGCAAGTATCATAGTATCTGCATGAAACGTTCCACGTTCCCCATACTTCTCCGTCAGTAGACTTTAACGTGCCGCCGGTTACTTCAATTTCGAAGTTGGGACACGAATCGCAGTACGAGTGAAACTTGGACGAAAAGCCGCATGGAAGTGTATCACTGGCCATCGTTTGCCTCGGCTTTCCTTTTCTTTTCGATGCGGCAGGGCTTGCACCTCTTAGGAAGCTGGAAGTTTCTCCTCGCGTACCAGTCTTTTTCCTTCGCGTTAATGAAAAAGATCCTTCCGCAATCTTTGCATGTATGTACCTCGCGGTATCCGGAAGCAAGATCCCTGTTATATCGGTTTACGATGCGAGCGGCCTCTTCATCAGACCAAAGGTCGAAGAAGGCTACCGTTTCGTCGTCCGGATCAAAAAGCGGATTGCTTACCTCAGCCTCATACGCTTCTTCGGACGGAATCCTCGAATAGTTCCATCTTTTGGTTTCGGGGTCGAATGTGAGTTTGTAGATGTTTTTGTTCATTTTTGTTTTTCCTTTCTTTTTTTTTAAATATGTTTATTTAAGCATACCATTTAGGCATGTTTTCGAAGACATCACAGCCTCTGTCATAACCGTAAGCGCGCAGCACCTCGACGAGCAAAGCATCGGCTTGCATATGCGCTACTTCTTCATCCTCATTTTCCGCAAAATCGGAAATAGAGAGCATCTTTGCGCTGAAGAGCTCTGGTTCCATAGGCTTGTTCAGTGAACTCTTTTTCGAGAACACCATTCTGCTGTCGATTTTTCTCAATTCTGCGTAGTTTTTGCACTCGTCTCTAACAAAACCGATGCAGTTATCTATATAGGCGTCTGGAACAAAAGATGTTGGAACCGGAAGGCTTGAGTTTATTCTTTTATACACTCTGTCTTCCAATCTTCCAGGAAGAAGGCCGTATTCAACCCATAGCTGATGGCACTCTTTTTTGATCTTTTGTTTTTGTGATTCTGTAACATGTGTTTTCATAGATATCATTTTTTTACCTCTCTTTTTTGATTATCGGAGACACAATAGTCTCGTAAACATCATCGTCTGCATATAACGAAGAGCTTTCTTCATCGGACATCCTATGTCCAACGGTATAGCCATCCTTCACCCATGCCTCAAAATGAGTGCCGTCGTAGCCTATACTGAGGTTATGAAGATGAAACCCGTGCTTGGTTAAGGCTTTTCTATAATGGCGAATCATGCCTTCCCCGATAATATCAACGTTAAACGACACAAGATATGCATCGTTGTATTTCGTTGTTAATATCAAACGAACGACGCGAAACCATCGCTTGATCGATTCAAAAATATGCATATTGTGCCTCCTTATTTAAATGCCGGCATATAATCGCTTTCTGAAATCTCCATTGCTTTTATTTTTTCGTAAATTCCAGCCTCTTTTCTAAAACGATTAATAGCTTTTGCAACAGGTTTTTCTAAAAACAGAGACGCTTCAACTGTGTCAAAGATTATATCTTTCGGTGTATACACATAAATATACCAGTATATACAATCCGCAACCGCTGTTTGTGAAAGTGTATACCTAAGCCACATTTCGTTACAGAACTCTATTATTAGACGTTCCTGCTCTTGAGATAGATGCGATATGAGCTCATCTTTTTTTAGGGATCGCTCCTCCGGCGACAATATCATTGTATTTGCCTCCTAATCTTGAAATAAATGAGGATTGTCCTCTTTAAACTTTTGTCTCAACTTTTCTCGAAGAATATCTTTTTCTTCAGATGTTATCTCATAGATGATATCGTCAACGTTTCCGCCATACTCATTGGCGATTAACGTGGCTTGTTCTTCGATGTATCTTTTTATTGCGCTCATTTGTCGTCTCCTTCGCAAACCTGTTTGGCATACATTACCAAAAAATCTTTTGCAACGCACAGGGTGGTCTCGGCAAGTCGAAGCTTTTCCCATACGTTTTGAACTTGATCGTCGGACAATCCTTCCAGGCCGGGCAAGCCTATTTTATCATCGTCGACCAGCTCTTCGATTAACGATAAGCGGTCTTTAATTTCGTTGATTTCCTCTAATAATTTGGTTTTGTTGTCTAACATTTTGTTACCTCCTGAATTAAACGTATATTTTTAATTCGTGCCCAGATATAATAGGATAAGAAATACCTTTTATCTCGTCGTTCACCTGGGTTATTTTAAACGAGGCGGTCACGTTAATATATTTATAACTCTTCAAAATATCAAAGGCATCAGCGCTTTTACCAGTATCGCCTTTTTTATCATAAACGAATACTGATTCATTTTGGAAATAAGCTCCAAAACTGAAGCTGTCTAACCTATTGTGGATGTTTGCTAAATGGAAAGACTCCAATTCATAGAAGTCGCTAGGTTGCATATATATAACAACCTTTATTCCTGTATCGTTTTTGTAATGAGGAAAGACATCAATTTTCCCAAACGATACTATTTTAGCTTTTTTGTCGTACGTCATTTTTGTTACCTCCTGAAAAAATATAAAGAGAACGAATATCGGGCTTCGAACCCGAGTCTCCTCGCCATTACTGACGGGTGTGCTACCTTTACACCATTACTTGGTTTATACTCCATCTTCGTTTCTCTTCATTAAAGAATATGTTTTTATTGCGAATAGACATGGTTCCAAATATCAACAATCTTATCGATGGCCTCATCAAGTTCTTTTGGGCGAGAATCCAATACAATACCGATGCATTTTGTGCAAAGGCTAATGCCACATTGTGGGCAGTTGATCCATGCATGAACATATGGTTCTGATCTCGGAGTTGTTTCTTCTTTAATAGTGAAATTTGGATTCGTGCCGCAATATTTGCATGGCACGAGCTTCTTTTTTACTTCTTCCATCTTAAATATATCTTTTTGCATATGCCACCTCTTAGAACGCGTCCCGAATATACTTAACGAGAGCGGATAATTCTGTCGTTGCTCCTTTTACCGGCCCATCTACCCAGAATTGAGCCAGCGCGGTGTTGTTTTCGTCCATAGCTTTTTCCGCTCTATCGAGAGCCTCTCGGGCAGTTTGTAAATATGTCTTAAAGGTATGCTTAATACCTTCGCGGCTATCTTTTTCAAGCATTGTTATTTCCTCCTTAAGGTTTAGTTTTTAACTTTACTCCGCCGACAGATACATGCGACTGAAAATATCCAGAGGTTTTTCCCTTTCGGTTCTCACATTCCCAACGTTCAAGTGTAATGCACCCGGTTCTTCGCATTTCTTTTATTGCGATTTTTGCTTTAGCAGCAGCCTTTTTGAGTGTATGGGATTTAATAACTACACATGACGTGTTTTGAGCATCGTAGTTTGTATGAAACCATATGGTATAATGGCTAAGCATTATCTCAACAGTCCTTTCGGAAAATATTTTTTGAGCAAAATATCCATTTGCTCGAGTTCGTCTTTTCTTGCTCCTCTAAGAGCCATCTTGTTTTTAAGGAACTGACCATCAATATTCGGAACCTCATTGAAGTCGTTAACGTCGAAATGAATATAAATTGCCTGAACGTATTCCTTGGTTGAATCGTCATCGTCTGTGGCAACGTCCACGCAATCATAGACCATGGCGTATGGGTTGTATTTATTGAATCCAATCAAACCAAAAGGCTCGTGTTTTATACCAAGCCCGTCTAAAATATAATCGAGCAAAACGTATCCTTTAGTAGCATACTGCTGCTTATAGTAATTATCCGCATTTTCAAGAAATAAAAAAGCCGATTCTTTAGATGTGCCTTTGCAAAAGTTAATTTTGAATTGCATGCTTAGGCCCCCCTTTTAAGTTCTTCGCGTACGATCTCGCGCAGTTTGTCTTCTCGCGTTTCATGGTAGTGATCGATGATCTTGTTTGCACAGAACACAACGACGCCTCCCAAAATGATTCCTTTGAGAAGTCCTCCGAATGTGATCTCCACATGGACTGTTCCGTTGTCAAATTTCATACAAGTTACCTCCTTAAAAAATTTACAAAAATTAAAGAAAATGGTGGGACTCGAACCCACGACCTCTACAAATTGTAGCGCTCTCCGCAACTGAGCTACATTTCCATGTTCATTATAGAATATGTAATTTATGCGAAAAGAAAAAGCCCATGATAGGGCTTAATCTTCTAAATTGGCACGATATTTTTCTAACGCATCCGTAAGATTAATGTTAGCCATTGACAAATTGCAAAGAATCTCTACCATAGTAGAATGCCTATAGCATTTTTCACTTTTAAGCAATTCTTTTGCTGAGTCGAGATCTTTTTGTACTTCATCGATCTTTTTTAACATATCATCGCGTGTACAGAATTCATGTTCAACCATATCGTTAGCCTCCTTTCTATTAAAGGACGTGCGATTTATGCGAAAAGAAAAGAGCTTGTAATTAGGCTCGATTCTCATGACCATAAAAAATGCCATATTGCTTTCCATAGCTCAAGCGCTGCTTTAAGGGCCCATACTGTGAACTTGCATACGAGTCCTCCAAATATAACTCCGAGTATTGTAAGCATAATAAACCTCCTTAATATGCTAAAAGCTAAGGAGAATGTAGCTTCTCCTATGCTTTTAAACTTGTTGTTTTCATTTGTTTGGCCAGTTTTGTGTGAAAAGTCTGATATCTGTAATTTTTACCGGATTGTAATGCACGTTATTGTTTTGACGGTGTATCCACTCACTAAGTTCTGCTAATGTTGTGAATATCCTCATGTCAGTAACTCCAGTAGCCGGTATTTCATAAACTACTTCATATCTATCTGGTTTCATTTTTCTAACCTCCTTATTGTTTTCATTATGCAATATGTAATTTATGCGAAAAGCCAAAGACCACGTTTCCGTAGTCTTAGCTTTGTTTAAATATCATTTGATTAAATTCATGCTGTTGAGAATATCAACTAATCTCTCGCCGTTGGCCTTGCGGTCGTTAATCGTTGTAAGATCCTGCTTATTAAGATCTCGCTTAAGATCAACATAGCAACCAAGAGAACGATCGTACATGCGGCGCTTCTTATCACGCTCTTGCTTATCAAGTCGATTTTTTGTTCTTGTATCGTTTACCATGCCGATGATAGGCAAACCTACAGTAACAAATAATCCACCTGCTGCAACTGCGTATCTAATAACGGTCGCGCCGTTTTGCTTCGTCCACTCAGAAGCTTTTTCTTTAATATCTTTAAGCTTTCTTGCAAATTGCTCTTTCTTAGAACCATTAACTTCCTTGCTAAAGCTTTCGTAAATTTTAGTTGTGTTTGTCATAATGAACATCCTTTCAAATATGTATTTAGTTCATTATACAGTATGTAATTCCTGCGAAAGATTAAAGAGGACGTTAATCCTCTTCATCTAATAGTTGTGTCATTAAATCTTCATCGTTGATAAAATTATCTTTTCTCAAAAACTCAATAAGTTCGTCATGAGGATCAACCTTAATAGTTGCAAACGGAGTCTTAATGGTGTCGCCTTCAATCTTGTATTCTCCAACTTCGGTAGAAACCTCGCCGGTATTAAGATCGACAACGCCGTATTCTCTCTTCGCAAATACTTTGTTTGTTTCCTCTCTTTTAAAAAGCTTATTAAATAATTTGTTTAACATAATAAAATCTCCTTTAAGAATTAATATTGTTTTCATTATACAATATGTAATTCTTGCGAAAAGAAAAAGAGGACGTTAATCCTCTTCATCTTTCTCAATATCTTTTTCCATCCATTTTAGGGTTTCGTCTAAAAAATCTCCAAATTCTTTGGGTGGTTTTATAGAATCAACATATGCCACTTGCTTTCTGATCATTTCTTCTCCTTCTTTTATTTTGCGATTAGCCTCTTCAATAGACTCCGCAACTTTGTCAGAATTGTCTGAAAATATGTCTTTTAGCTTCGTATTATGCAGTTTTGTAAAAACACCCTTAAGTTTGTTTAACATAATAACGTCCTCCTTAAATAGTCTATTAAGTAAGATGTAATTCTTGCGAAAAGAAAAAGGCCACGTTAGTAGCCTAAATCTTTTAACTTTTTTTGGAATTCTAATACTTTAGGATAATACTTCAGCCATACAATTGGGCAATTCAATAATAGCAACATCTGGTTTTGGCAAATCCACTGGTTGTCCATAGAAACTGTCGTCAACAGTTTATCGATCAGATCTTTATACATCCAATCGGGAGCACCGTTTTTCAACAGATTTATGTTTTCATCTATCTTTTTCAGATTTATACCAATCCTAGATAGCCTTATTTGCAATTCCAATTTAAACTTGTCTGAGCTTTTCATGTAATCCATTTATGTAAACCTCCTTAATTGTTCTATTAAGCAGGACGTAATTCTTGCGAAAAGAAAAAGGGGATGTCATTCCCCTAATTCTGCTTTTAACTTATTTCCGATTATTTCTCTGATTGAAAGATCTCGCTTCTCGCCTTCAAGCGTTTCGAGTTCCGGATTTGTTGCCAATGCCTCTTTGTAGGTTACCCCAACAACGTGCAAAGTCATCTTCTTTCCATACTTCTCGGCATGCTTGTCCACGATTTCGTTGAATTCTTTCTGTTTCATAATAAAACCTCCATAATATAGTTTTCATTATGCAACATGTAAAATATGCGAATCCTACGAAAAACAAAGAGGCCACGTTATTAACGCGACCCCCTTGCTGAACCTACTTCAGAAACCGAAAACGTGTAAACAGAACTTTCGGTAAAAAGTTTACTTTCTTTCCTGTTACGATTTCGCCGAGTTTGTCTTCTTTACGGAAGCACAGGAGCACGGGAATGAGATTCAAACCTACTCCAGCGAACGATACACCGAGCTCAGTCCAAAACTTTACCTTATCCCACTTGTGATCTTCATCGCGGTTCGCTTCAGAGATCTGCAGGCGCTTGACCTCATTGACTTGATTGTCCTGGTCAAGTTCCATTTTGATCTTCTTTTCTTCGATTCGCGCTTCAGCCTCATAAGCTTCTTGCAAAGCAGAACTGAGTCTCAGAATAGCGTCGTTGCAGGCTTTCCATTCCGCCGTACCTACATCATGCTTCTGTTGTTCTTGTCTGACTTCATCGATAATTTCTTTTAAAATCTTTACTTGATCCCCCATTTTTCACGTCTCCTTTCGATTGGGTTCATTAGGTGGGATGTTTTATTCGCGAACCTTAAGGAGTTGCTTACGTGCCGGGGTTTTCCTCAGTCTCTTCGGTCTGAGGATTGAGAATCGGATTTGCGAGAATTGCTTCTGCGAGCTCATCAAGAGCCTGCTCTACAGTTGCCGCTGTCTCTTTTTCTTCATAGTTTTCGTCTAAACTACCATCGAGAGCGGCTACAACTTTATAGATTTTACTAGAAATACTCAAAATAACATCACCTCCATATATTTTTTATATAGATTCCTATCCTTTTCCGAAGCATTTACATTCCAAGGTTTTGTTACCCCTGCAAAATGTCTTATTAATATTTCTTCTTCGTTGTCATATACGATATCTCTACCAATCACATTAAATTTGCTTGGTAAGTGCGCGATACGATTTTTATAAACAATGTTAATCGCATCTTGATCTGGAAATGAAAAGCGACAACGTTTCAAAAGATCTATTAGTTGCTCATCATATTTGCATGCTCTGATATGTTTGAGATTCATAAGCAACACACCAGAATTTATGTAATCCTCTTGTTCTACTCGACCCGCTATAGGACATGCTCCCATATTAAAGTTCCATAAGTCGTAGATAGGACCATCTACAATTGTATCGACGTCTAAGTAAATGATCCTATCTTCATCCGACAATATTTTGGAAATCACGCATCGCACCATTGCCATATATGGAAATTGTCTTGTGCAGTTGAATCCTTCTCTAATAATAAAATCATAATTATTAATATTTATGAATGATATTTTCGAATTGGTAATATAATCGATCGAGTCATCTTCAATTAATAAATATATCTTGTCGACTTTATTATTTTGAATTAGGGAATTGATTGCAGTTGGTAAAAGATAATATATTGCTCTATTAGCGCAATAAACAATTTTCATTTATTACTCGCTTTCTACTACAAAGTATTGGCCAATACTAGTCCAGTACTGATCTGCCGCGAAAGAATCTAATGCGTCTTGAGTAGAGAATGTAACTTTAAAATCGTTTGGGCGATAAAGGTTCGTCGAAAATATCGAAGTCTCTGCATCGGCATCTAAAAGAACCGTACAAGATACAAACGCAGACAAATCAATAATAGTAAGTGCTTGGCAAACGCTAAACGCATCTGCACCAATACTGGTTACACTGTCAGGGATAGTAAGAGATGTAAGTGCTTGGCAAACGCTAAACGCACCTGCACCAATACTGGTTACACTGTCAGGGATAGTAAGAGATGTAAGTGCTTGGCAATCACTAAACGCATTATCGCCAATACTGGTTACACTGTCAGGGATAACAAGAGATGTAAGTTCTTTGCAACCGCTAAACGCATTATTACCAATACTGGTTACACTGTCAGGGATAACAAGAGATGTAAGTGCTTGGCAATCACTAAATGCACCTGCACCAATACTGGTTACACTGTCAGGGATAACAAGAGATGTAAGTTCTTGGCAATTACTAAACGCATTATTACCAATACTGGTTACACTGTCAGGGATAGTAATTTCTGTATATTGATTAATATTAAAATTATAAAATCTGGAGTTACCTCCTGTAATACTATCGCTAATATTTACTTCAAACCAAAAAGCAGGAATTCGAGAGAAATCCAGCAATCCTGTTTCTGTATCCACAAATTGAGAAAAATACGCGTCTAACATTTCCTGCGTAATGCCGCCGCCAATATATTTTAGAGTAGAAGGAATATTATTCAGATCCAGATTTTCTTGAGCATCTAATGCGCCATCAGCAATGTATATAAGCCCCTCAGGAAGAGTAGTTAACTGTACTTTTGGACAATTTTTAAATGCATTCTTCTCAATTACTGTTAAAGAAGTAGGAAGCTCAGTAATCACAAGATTCTCGTCGCCCATGAACGCGCCTTCGTCTATATGAGTAACAGAAGGCATATTGACTGTTACCAGATTTTTATTGTTAAAGACAAGAGTATCTCCACCGTCTCCACTTTCATCGCCATCCTCGTTGCTCCCTGATCCAGAGCCAGAGATAGAAGAAGCTGCCGCTGAAGAAAATGTGTACTTACCAATATAAGTAGCGTTCGGGATATCAACTGTAGTCAACGCATTTTTAGCAGAAAATGCAAAATCTGGAACTTCTGTAACGTTACTTTTAACAGAATTAATAGTTCCTCGAATAAAACCATCAAGATCCACTGAAGGAGACGGATGGTTTTCAAGAATAGCATCCGCTAAATCATCAAGTGCCTCCTCCACAGTTGCAGCGGTTACCGGCTCTTCGATAGCTTCGCCGTTAAGTGCGGCAATAACCTTTTTGATTTTACCTGCGATCATTATTCTTTCACCTCCTCAGCCAGAGGCGGAAGATCTTCTGGATTTACGGTAAACGTAACTGTCCCAACGCCTCGTAATGCTTCTACAGGAACATTGAATGTTTTGAACCCCTTGTTGTAACTTGCTGAGGAGATGCCCAGCAGTACGCCAAGAAACACGTCAATGGCGGAAATTGTTCCGATGATTTCTTCGCCATAAGGGAGCCCCCAAATCTTTGCAAGCGCCAAATATAAAGCACCTGCTGCCGGAAGTAAATACTGTGCGATCCACTTCAGAGCATCATAAACCTTGTTAGAGAATTTCATGACATTAACTCCTTTCAAATATGTCAATCTGGTTGTGTATGTTCATATCTATGGGGAGGGGTCGACCGAATAGGCAATCGTTTTACGCCTTCAATGACTCGTTCAGCCGTTCCATCGCCTCCGGATGCGCTATAAGGCGCCCATAGATAGTCAATTAGTACATCGTATTCGTCCTTATAGATCCATCCACGGTTAATATAGGCCATTCCTAAGGAAACAATACGTTCACATCCTAAGCCGAGAAGCAATTTGTCTTTTTCGCTTTTCTTTTTGGATTTGGCCATAAGATACGCCCAAAAGCCAGAAGACGCAGCTATTCCAAATATCCCAACAAAGAATGTTAATACTAAGTCATTTGACAAATATGTCACCGCCTTGAGATAGATTGATCTTTTTTTTTTGTTTTTAACGTTTACCAATGACATCATGGTGATCAGTCATAATATCATTAGTGGTAGTAAACGCCCATTACTTTTGCGGGAGAAGCAGTAGATAACAGCAACACCACATTAAATTACTATTAATCTGCAAAAATAATGCATATGTTCAACAGGACCGGTTAACCATTTTAGAAATATCAAGATGATGGTTTGCAATCAAGATAAAAAGTCATATGTTTCTCAACAGTTCTTCTATCTCGTCTTCTTCATCTTCCTCGTACGGAACATATAATTCCGAGACATCCTTCAATTTCTTTAGTCCTGCCTTAATATGTCTATTAACAGTAGACCTAGACAAGCCTAGCTCTATAGCAACTTCTTTTTGCTTCATTTTTTGCAAGTAAACCATAGTTATGCAAGCGTTTTGGGTTGGAGTAAGAACCTTATCCATAGCATTTTCTATAAATTTGATCATTCTTCTGATCTCTTTTGTGCTGCTATGACCATGGGTTTCCCAATATTGGTATGACAGTATATTGTCTATAGCTGCATTATTGGGATCCCACATAACTTTTTCCATTCTCATACCGTAGTCCTCGCATACTTACGGATTCTTACGGAATAATCAATTTGCTCTCTGCGAATTTTCTGAAGAGCAATTATTTCGTCTTGTAGTGTTTTTTTTAGATCGGCAGTTAGTTTTTCATTTTTTAGTCTTTGTTTTCGCTTGTCGATTGCTGTTTGAATATTTGATGCATTTTTTTCGTATTCGTCGGCCCAATGTACATAGTTAAATATGTCGCTGCTTAGTGTATTCATCAAAACACTCCACTTATATTAGTTTTCACTCTGCACCAACAGGAATATCTGTCTCAGTGTATGCCATTTGGCGTAATAAGCAAATCTTTACTCATCTGTGGCCTCCTGACTATTAGCCGGAGCAGGAGGGTCGGAAACAGTCGGCGTTTCTCCCCAAACAGCAAGAATGCCGGCTGCAAAGTTTTCAGGAAGTTCAGCGATTACTTCCGCTCTTCCGGATGGATTGTTGGCGTACGATGTGCGAACAGGCTTGCCAACTGTTTGTGGTTCGGCGCCTTCTTCAAGAACAATAAAGGTTTTTACAAGAACGCTAACCGAATTAACATCCAGTCGGTCAAGCATATATTCTTTTGTGATTTCAGGCATAGTTCCTCCTCCTAGATCTTCGCAAGACTTCTTGCTATCTCATATTCGCGGTTGTTAATCATATTGTTAACCTCTGCCTGAGTGTAGCCACTGTGTACTAATCCATTAGTGGAATACCTATAACGAATTGTAAAGGGCACATCGTTTGCAGAAGCATGATTTTGGCCATCTTTTCTATAAATATTAACGCAATTTATAGAATTGATGGTGTCTGTTTTGACGACATATTCGATACCGCCAGATATTATATACGTCATCACATCAGATAAAGGAACAAGCGGAAGACGATAAAATACATATAGCTGTCCTTGCACCATTTTTGCAGTGCAAGTAACAGTGCAGTATTCTCCTTCTAACTGATACGCGCCAGTCATCATTGGTGTAGCAGGCATAGAACCAGACCAAGATTCTGGAGTATTTACACTTACGCTGCCGTTTTCACCGTCAAGTTTTAGCGCAAGGTTCGACTCGATTTCCGCTCTGTCCATAAATTCAATGGCTGACACATTTATCGTAACTGGGCCTGTTATCGATGGAATGGTGAGAACTCCAGTTCCAGGATTAAAGTAAGGATCGTTTCCGCAAGGATCCGATACTATCCTGGTTGACGGAATATAGTTAGACACATCCACTGTAAGGGTATCTAACTCGTAATTTGCGTGAATTCTTGAAAGCTTGATTGTTAACGGAGAATATGCTGAAGCGCTCATCACAAATGATGATTCCGTAGGAATTTCTTTATTAATGTACACATTTCCATTGGTATTAATGGTAACTGCATACTCTGAAGCACCAGTTATGCTGGTAAAATCTTCAGCTGTAAGAACTGTCGGTTCTCCATCGATCAGACCATGACGAATATCATTGATGTCATCTATAGTAACTCCTATAGTGAGAAGATACCCTATGATTTTATCTTTAAACGTACTTCCTGAAAGGGTTCCGACAAAACCTGTCATCATCTCCCTCCAAGAAGCATACCCAGCGCCGGTATTTCTTACTCGCCTGTTGGCTTGCCAAGATCCGGATTGCGAAATATCAACAGGAATGTTATACCGACAGGAATAAGAAGATAACTCATAATCCGTATCACAATCACTTTGCGATACGCCACAAATGGCTTCAAGAATCATGGCAATAACAGCGGTTCTATCCGCGCCAGCTTGGCAATGTATATATACCGGTTTGTTGGCACGAATATCGTCCGCGATTCTCGTGATGATCGTTCTTACTTTGACCTTATCGTTATAGAGTATGTTTTGGTAAAAACTAAGAACGACATTCAAATATCCAATATCGGAAGCCAATTGGGCACCTTTGGAGTCCATAGTTCCTCTCTTATGAAAATCTATTTCATCCTTGATGCCCAAGAAATTAATGAAGAACTTCTTCTGTGCATCAGAAAGAGACACATTTGGTGTAAATGTCGTGCCGTCAGAACGGTCAATGACTGAAAATAATTCCGATCCCCTATAAATAACTCCGTACTTAATGCGACCACCATCACAAGACCATCCGCCGAGATCCCGAATGTTATACGGATCAGTCTGCTCATTATTGAGTCCGGGATAAATCATCCTTACACGAGCTGTGTCTTTGATGCTTCCGTACTGAATGACATATCCGTTCTGGTCAAGAACATTATATGTGCACAGATGACCGGGTATTAAATTGCGGATAATATGATTAGAGCTAGGAGTAACAGGAGTTTGGTATACCGTTCCAGATATAGAATCGTATACTTCTATTGCGCGGCCTTCGGCCGAAACAGAAACGTCGAACCCGTTAGGAATATCATAGTGATACGGGACCGATCCAATGGAAGAAGGAATACTCGTGTTTGTATAGTCTGATGCACTATAGGCGGCATGGTTTAAATATGCCGAAACTTTCTGGTTTTCGCCAGAGTAAGTAGAATCAGGAATTAAATTCCGTAATCCTTTCACAACTGCGTTTTCAGCATCGTCTTCGCCAATAACCGTCCACTCGGCATCCCAATTATAGGTGTTGGGGCCTGTCTTAACACCCTTTCGAACTTTAAGCTTGCCGCTGTTAGTCATATAGTATTGGCATACGCTGGCTCCGACCGTTAAGTTATCATAACACGGAAAATATACAAAGCCTTTTCCTTGTACCCAGTACCGTTTTGTCCTATCGTCCGCGGTATCGATTTGAGATTCAGTTATGGATTCGAGCTTACAGTATTTGGATAAGTCTTCAATTAAATCTTTGACTTTGATCTTTCTGGTCCCGTTAGTATCGCCATCCAGCACGAGATAATCATCATTAGACAACCCGGCAATATCCGACAACGAATACGAATTAATTCTGCCCAAGTCGTTCACCTCTTTCTCACTAATTTAGTAATGTTAACGTCTTCTCCGCCCAAAATTATACGAGCTGATGCATCATCATCCAAAGGAATTGATACCCCAGTAACTTCATATGGCTTCATATTGCCACCAAATATATCGGCGGACACAGGAATGGTGTGCCCGATACACGCCATGGTATCGAGTTCCTCTTCCCCATCAAAACTTATTTTAGAAGCCTCTACGTCAAGCTTCAAATGATCGAACTGTTGGTTAGTTAGATAGTCAATTCCTAAAATCCACAATGCTTTGCAGTAATCTTCAATATAACACCAATCGGCGACTTCTGTATCGGCTGTGTCCCAGTTCGGAGATTCTCCCAAATAATCTTTTTTGCTTAACCAAGTTACACTCTCAATATTTTTAGCAAATAGAGCAAAATAAGAAGGCTGCAAATCAGGCTGCAAATCAGATCGCGATGTGTGGTCTTTAAGAACTTCATATATATTAAGCTCGTCTCCAACTTTATAGAACAAGCGGTCGCCTTTTTTATAGGCGTAACTATTCGCATTAAAATAGTGCTCTTTATAATATGACGGCCAACCATACATAGCATCGTGCCACGGGTCATCAATTTGATCGTATAATTCACTCGTGTATGGATCATGCGGAGATTTACCTTCTTGAGAAGTATGCGTTTTTAAAACCACATACAAATAATCATTATCGTCTCCATATGGATTTGGATATAAATCCCATACACAATCACCAACAGTGTATTTTACGCCAGCTTGCCACCGCGGAAAAGGAACGTTATAGTTAGGACGCTTAACAGGATACTTAGCCGCAACGTTATCTAGCTCTAAAATAACATCCCTCATTCCGTACTTCTGAGCAATCAAAAGATTTTCAGGAACGTTTGGCAAATATATGCGAGATCCTCCGGTCGGATACATACGTCCTTTTGCATCTTTTGTATATTCACCTTTTGCCCATCTATAATCGGCTCTTTGGTCAATGTCATAAAACACAGGACGCTCATCCTTCAGCCACCATCTTGAATCTCCAGGATGGTTCTCATTATAACTTTCACCTCTAGGAATAACAGAGGTTGCCAGTTCGAACGTTTCAGAAATATTATAATCTAATAGATTCTTTCCGAGATAAATTGATGCCCCTTCAAGGGGGTACGGTTTTAACTGATAATTTATAACTAAATTTCCATTAACTTTTGTTAAATAAAATCTTCCGCCAAAATCATCAATTATTCTTTGTTGGAGCGCATCATAACAATTTTCAAAATTGCAAATTCTTGAAAAATGATATGGAGGTATTCCATCCGCGACATCGATTATGGAGCTTGAATTACAAAATATCTTTTGATAACTTAAATCCATACCAAATAGAGTAGAGAATTCATCAATTCGATCATTATAACGACCTACTATATTCGCTACAAAGGCTTTGATAGCTCTTTCTAAAAAAGCGCTTTTATCTTCTCCAACATTAATTGTAACGTTTACCGGATTTCCGAGCGGAATAACGACGTTTTTCAGCAAATTTATTGCACCAGAGCAAGTAACCCTATAATTGCCAACAATATCTTGGTTGTATTCTGACGGGAATCCTTCCCACACCCAAACACCGTCTTGAAGAAGAACCACCTGGTCAAGAGATGACGTAAGTAATGCTCCGGAATGCCGTGTGCTTTGAAGATTCCATAACGGATGCCCTTTAGGTAAAATAAACGATAAAGAGCCTCCTTCTTTATCCAACTCTAATGTTGGCGAATATATACGCAAATCATCTTCGTTAATAGGGAACGAGTCATAAAGAAGATCATCGTTAACATATAATGTATATGCCATGTCTTACAAAACCCCTTCCCTAAAACGAATTTTTACTACTGAAAATTCATTCCCATTAGTATCCCTTAGCGCATACCGCAATTGATTATTCCCAAATATGTTCGAAACAATCATTGCTTGGCGCCCTTTTCTAGATCCATCATTACTTGGGGGAGTGGCATTCATTTTTGTCCAGTCATTTAAAGTACAATCAAAATTATACCCGGGCCAAGTTCCACCATAATCCAGGCCTATTTCGTCATTTTTGAATAACAACGATCCTGTCGAAACGGAAGTTGCAGGACTGGCAGCCCCTTCAATATATAAATATGCAACAACAGGACACTTACAAGAAGCTGGGATTGAAAATGAATGAAAAAATTGTGGGTTTGTCGAAAGGTTTTGTTCGGTCCATTCCCGCTTAAATTTATACGGAAACATATCGTACTTTATAGTAATGCCACTTAAAGATCCATCATTCGCGGCTATCCATTCCTCTATTTGGACAAATCCTTTATAAAAATATTCGGGATCCTCATCAAGCACTACAGCAACGTTGTGCCCGTGAAGAGTTGCTAAAAGTTGCGAATACTTTTGTGAAAAGTTTTGGAGAATTGTAGCTCTTATCGGATCCCCATTCAAATCTATAACATTATGCCCGGAAGCATCTTGAATGAATGTTGAGTAATCATTATAAGACGTAACATAAAAGGTCCAGGAGCCCTCTCTATTGTTATAGAGAGGAACTCCCATTAGCCGATTAGAAATATCTGCTTTTCCGTTTATTCCTTGGGCGTCAAGAAGTTCTTCTTTTCTAGAAGGAGGCGCAAAGAAAGGCCTAGTTGTAGGAACTAATCCCCAGTCTTTCCAAGTATGCCCTATAAATCGCCCAAGAGGATTCAGTTCTCCGCCATACTCATAAAATGACACAGCATAATCACCGTTGTACCACACGTCCACGCACTACACCTCCATTATTCTTAGACGCTTTACGGCCCAAACTCTTGTCGAGCGGGTCTGTTAATTCACCAACGACGGTCTTCTTATCAAGGGTAATGGCCATACCATTAATACGATCGCCAAGAGCGTCAATACGTCCCTCAAGCTTTCCAACTGCTTCAACGACATCTTTGCTTGTGGATTCGACTTTGATAGTATTGGTCCGTTTACTGTATTCAGCTCTATCTCTTGCAATGGCTGAGGTAATTTTATAAGACTGCGAATCGTTCATGATTCTGCCAATTTGGCTTACACCAGAACGGACGTTCGATAAGTCGACAACCGGCCGAATAGTCGGGTCATCTTCGTCGAAATCCATAGAACTAATCGCGTCTCGGACAGAAGCTACATAAGACAATGAATCCTCACTGACTTTCTTAGAAGCTTCATTTACCACGTATCCGTAGTCTTTAATACCACCAGCAAATCCTAGATCATAGAACTTACCAAACTCGTGAGTGGCCTTAGAAGGCGAATTTTCGTTAAGAGTTTCTTTTGTGGCCCTTAAAGCTGAAGCCGCCACAGAAATAGCTGCATTAACAGCCTGGTATTCATTCATATAAATACCATTGGCAAGGCCTATAACCATGTTAGCGCCTATCCAGAATATGTCATCATTATAGTCATCACCCAAATCGATAATCGACTCGATTACATTCTTGAAAGCCGTGATCGGATGACTTCTATTTTGATTTATTCCGGTTGCATAGAAACGCATTGCAGCTTTGGCGCTATTGGTGAAAGACGAATTAAACGACTCGACACTACTACAGAAAGTTGTAACAAATGTCTCTGCAGCGTCGGTGCAATCACTCTCAGCATTTTCCCATGCGGAGAGGAATGCTTCAACATCTGCTTTACCGAGATCGCCTATTGATTCAGCAAAATCCTTAACGTTGTTTTTGTCGAAACCATCAAGAATAGTCGCCATATCAACTAACTTGGCTAACCCAGTAATTGCAGCATTGGTGCTATACCAATCGACATCTTCAACTTTTTCTGCAAAATCGGCAATTTTTCCGCCAAATTTAGCAATCTCACCGCCAAAATCAGACAGCGTATTATCTCCTGAAAACCAAGAGGCGACGCCGCCTTGATTAGGAAGATTAGCAGCCATATCAGCGATAGCGGTTCCTAAACTAACAACTTGTAATGCTTTGTTGACATCGGTTATATAGCTCGCGTATGTAGCAAACCGATATAGATGCTTACCAAACTCGGACAGCTGAGGAGCGATAACCTCCATAGAGTTTTCTCCAGCAAACCAAGAAGCTACACCACCCTGATTAGGAAGATTAGAGGCCATATCTGCGATAGCTTTACCAGCTTCGCAGGCGGTTTTTACCTTCTCCAGATCGATGGCTTTTTCAGCGCTTACTGTGTTACTGAAATCCACAAGACCCTGTGCAAATCCAGCCAGCTGAGGAGCGATAACCTCCATAGAGTTTTCCCCAGCAAACCAAGAAGCTACTCCGCCCTGGTTAGGAAGATTAGCTGCCATTTCAGCTATAGCAGTTCCAGCTTCGCATGCGTTCTTGATAGCGTCAACATCAACGCCACCATTGTCAGTAATGACATTACTAAACGCCACGAGATTCTCGGCAAACGGAGCTAACTGCGGACCCCAAGTTTCGAGGCTATTCTCACCAGCAAATAGCGATGCAAGACCACCTTGATTAGGAATGTTTGCGGCAAACAAAGCAAGCGCGGCTGCCGCATCTGCAGCGGTAATAAGCGCAGTCGTATCGCACGCAGACATAATGTTGGCAAATTCGACTACATATGGAGCAAAAGCGGCAAGCTGTTGTCCAAAATATGCAAAGTCTATTCCGCCAGACATAAAATTAGCAAATCCTTGGATAATCTCTGCTGCTGTAAGGGCTATGATTACCCCAACAAGAGCCAGCACAGACTCTACGGCTTGCTGATCTATGAGTTTTGCACCTTCTAAAAATGGCGTCAAACGAATCATGAATTCAGACAGATTATCTGCGATTCCAGGAAGTGCCTCAGATGCCTGTGCCATTAAACCGCCGATAATAGCGCCGACGAATGACCCTATAGCATTGCCGAGGGCAATCATAATATCAGTTCCTGCATCTATAAGCTTCGTAACACCTGGTATCTGTGCTATCCCGCCAAGTGCAATCAGAACACCTGTTAATCCTGCCACAAATATAGCAAGATTAGCAACAGACGCAATTGCCGCTGCAATCGGGAGTGCTCCAAGAATAGCCATACATACCGCGATTGACGTAAGAGCGGCTGCAATACCTGTTCCAATATTTAATATCTTATCAGCGTCAATTATTGACAATAACAAGAACGCAGCAGTTATAAGAACTATTACAGCCATAATAGCTACCATTCCGACAATTGCTTTCTTAGCAATATATGCCGCGGCAGCTATAGCTACAAGGCACAAAGTAAATACTGTTAACCCTAACAGGAAGCTTCGCATCGATTCAGGGGTTATTTCACTTCCAGCAATTTCAGCAATAGCACTAACGAACTTCTTGAAGAAATTGACTACAGCAAACAATAATTCTGGAATTCTGTCCGCTAAAGCATTAATAATCCCTATCCATATTGAAATTATAGTATCTACTATTTTTGGAATATACTCTACTAATATTGGTAAAAATGTGTCAAGTATTGCTTTTATAGCTTCTCCTATAGCCGGGGCTAATTCTGGAATTGCCAGAAGTAGTGTTTTTAACACAACCACAAGCGCCTCAATTATCTTAGGAGCGGCCAAAATTATAACCTCACAAATGGCTATAATTATAGACGCAACAAGCTTTATAAGCCATGGTATAATCTCAAGAATACCCTTTACCAAAACTATAAGACCACCAATTATAATGCCAATCGAAGCCACAACCGCGGTAACAAACGCGGTTAAACCGCCACTGATGAGCACCAAACCTTCGCCAAAGAAGAATAAGCCAATTCCCAATAGAGCAAGTGCCCCAGAAATAGCAAGTATCTTCTTGACATCAACGGCTTTTGATGCCTTACTCAGGATTACAATAGCTATGGCCATTGCAGAAAGGCCCTTAATTATAGAAATAATAGGGACTAAAGTAAATGCTATTAGACCTGCCGACATTGCCACTAACGCGACAGACATTGCTATCATTGCTCCTATAAGGGTCATTAGCGATGACGGCCTTATCTTCTCTGAGAGTTTAAGAACGCCTAATAATGCGGCAATAGCTATAGTGCCTTTAACGATTCCAACCCAAGATATTGAGTCAAATATCTTTAATGCTCTTCCAAATATAGTAAGAGCTATGGCTGTTATTGTCAATGCACTTGCCATTGAAGATACTTTTGAAGGTTTAACGGTTTTTGTTAATAAAGCCATTGCAACAGCTATTCCGGAAAAAGAAATTAATCCACGAGCAACGCCTTCCCAAGAAACTTCATTAAATGCTTCCATAGCAGAAGCCAAGACTCTCGTTGAAATAGCTATTAAAGTAAATGTGTACCTTAATTTACCGGCTGCTTTTGCATCGATGATATGCGACGCAACAACAAACATGGTAAGAAGTCCACCCATACTAACGGCAGCTTTAGCCATAGTCTCCCAATTAATATCGGCAAACTGCTTAATATCATAAATAAATAGAGCAAGCGCTCCGCCAAGCATAGCTAGCGATAGCGCAACTCGATTAAGCCTTGTCGGTTTCACTATCTTTGTTGATAGAACACCTATAATGACAATCAAACCAGTTAAAGCAGCTGCAACTTTTCCAAGATCTTCCCATGACAAATCAGAAATACTAGTAATAGATTCTACTACTAATCTTAATGCTATTGCCATGACGACCATGGCCGAAGCTGCTTTAATAAGACCCTTGGACCCAGATAGCAAAAGCATACTCGCCGTAAGGGCTGCTATAATAGCCACAACTCCAAGAAGACCCTGAATAAGCCCTTCTGGGTTCAAAGCAGCTAGATCGGCTATCGGCTTTACTATAATGTGTAATGCCGCAGCAACTAGTATCATTGCGATTGCCGCTTTCATTAGGCCTTTCGAGTTACCTCCAAAATTACTCAGCAACAATAACGATCCAACCATAGCTCCTAATAGAACGACTATGGCAATAATACCTGCTGCTAGGTTTTTAAGAGGTAATGCACCAAGAATTTGTATTGGTTTTATTAATAATCGAAGCGCTATCGCCATTCCTATTAATGTCCCAACACCCTTGGTCATTTTTTTGTCGTTATTTGCTAGCGTTTTTACAACTCCGATAAGAGTAAGGAGAAGCGCCATAACAGAAGCCAGGGCTTGCGCCATTTGTTTTGGACTCATCCCAGAAAGGATTTTCATAGCTCCAGCAAGCATTAGAACTGCCATACCCATAGAAGTTATGACTGCCGCAATGCCAAACATGGCGCCTTTTCCGGAAGTTTTAAATCCACCTTTTCCAATAGAAGTTTGCGAAGTTCCATTAAGGTTAACGATGGTTTCTATAATAGCGCCAAACTGGGCTGCAACTACTCCTAAAGCGGCAACTGCACTAGAAAGAGCAACCGGGTCAATAGATGATAATATCAATAAAGCAAAAGCAATCTTGAGAATTCCATTAGCAAAGCTTTCAATTATCTTTGGTTTGTACGTTTTCTTAATAGAATTAAAATAATCAACTATGCTGTAAATAATGGATTTAAATCCGCCAAGCATTTTAGTTGCTTTACCTGCGTTAAACCACTTTCCAAGCTTTTGCGCCCATACGATCAGTAATCCGATAATACCGCCCCCAGCTAAGATGCTAGATGGAGCATTACCTTTGAGGCCATCTAGGCCATTAGCCAATACAGACAGTATTGCACTCAAGCCATCGGAAATGGTTGTAAACGCGGAAGATAGCAACGGCCCAATTGCTTTTACAACAGACTTAAGGAAATTAAATATGCTTGAGAATAGCTTTCCAACAGCCTGAATAGGACCAGAGGATTTCTTAAACTTATTCCCGAACTGCTCAAGACCTTCCATTTTGATTGAACTCATTCCGGATATTGTTTCCTGAACATGAGTCTTAAAGGATCTGAGGCCTTCGACGAATGCACCAAGCCATTCTTTGATCTTTGAGCCTGCGATGCTTAAGAACTTATTATTCTTAATAAGGTTAAACAGCTTCTTCAGATTAGTTACGATAAACGCTACGGCTTTGCCGATATACGTCCCAACACTTTCAATAGCCTCTTGGTGCTCTTTTAAAAAGTCATTAAGACGACCGAACACAAACGCTGCAGCGTCTCCAACTTTCTGTAAAGCTGCAGTTACAATTTCACTAAATCTCGTATACCCATCGACGTGTTTTTTGGTCTTCGGGAAAATCGGCGAAACAACTGCTAAGAAGTTGGTTTTTATAGCATTGGCGATGTTTACTATTGTAGTTTTTAAATTGCCAAGGGCACCTACCATGTTCTTCAATGGACTAACAAACGATGATGTAACAAAGAAGAACCGGTTTGCGTATGTAAAGAGATCCGCTATAGGAGCGAGTATCTGCATCAGTACACCTGCAGCCTTTATAGCGCCTTTTACAACTATGGCCATTATAGGAATCGTTATGCCTTTAATGGTCATGATCATATTAATTAACGAAGTAATACCAGCAGTTATTCGCTTCAGAACATCGTTCTTGTTTATAGCGGCATAAATATCCTTTTGAATACCGAGAATATAGTCATGAACTATCTTTGAAATGCTGCTTAGCATCTTTCCAAACTGCAAGAAAGGATTGTTATTACCAAACAAGCCGGTTTTTACTCCGGAGAATACAATACTAATGAATCTTTTGAATGTGTTTGATGCTGCTCCAACAGCATCTCTAACGTTAAAAAATGTCTGTTTAAAGTGATCGAGTGCGCTAGATTCTCCATCAGAATCTAACTCGTGGATCTTGTCAGAAAATAGCTGCACTCCATCTTTTAACTTATTGAGACCGGTCAATATCGTCTTATTCTCGCTGTCCCAATAAGCGAACGATTTTAAGAAAGAAACGACGTTTTCGGAAAGGAATTCCATTCCGCCTTTTGTTAAGTCGAATACAGGCATTAGCGATTCTTTTACGCCATTTAATACCGGAATCAAACCAACAAATATCTTACGCATATTCTGGATTCTCGGCTTTTGAATTTGTTCGCCAAGTCTTGAAAGCGCTGCCTTCACATTAGAAAGTGCGCCTGTGTATGTCTCGTTGGCTTTCGTTGCCTGTTCCGCGTATGTTGCAGCAGCCTTGAAAAACGTCTCGGCAGAAATAGGATTGTCTTTATCTGAAATGCGCTCGTAAACTTCTGCTTCTGTAACCAAGGTTCCTTCTACCTCGGTTAAATATTTGCCCAAGGTGGCTGCCATGTTAAGTCCTCTATAAGAGAACTGACGAAGTTGCTCTGTCATTACTTTACCATTACCAGCAATCGTAGTAAATATAGAGCCAATATCATCGTATGTAGAATTGGTCATAGCAGCAACACCAGAGATACCACTTAAAGCCTCCTGCATTGCCTTTGACCCGGCCTTAATATTAGATGCAACAAGCTGAGAAGCTACTTTAGCTGCAGAATCCAAGCCATAAGCAGTTCCGCTTACAGCTTTATCGATCTGCTGATAAAGAGACATTCCAGTTTCAGCATCTTCATATATCTTGTGCCAGTCTACTTTTAGACCTTCCAATGTAAACTGTGCATTCTCCAAATTTAATGCTCTTGTCAAACCGCCATCGAGAATCTGACCAATAGACGAATTGACAATGTTCTTGCCGAAATCGATAAGACTCTGAGCAAGATTGGAGAAAACGGTCCATCTTATAGCATCCAGTGCATCGAGTTTTGTTGTTATCTCCTCGATGCCAGATGTTGCGGGAGAGACGTCAACCTTCGCCGCTGCATCACTGATCTTTGTTATAGCAGTAGCAGAAGCTTCAACATTGCTATCTGTTCCAAACGTGCTAAGAACTCGATTAAGACTTTCAAGCTTTTCCGCTTGCTTGTCGATGTTTGCTATGGACCCAAATTTCTTCATAGCAGCATCCAATCTCTGAAGATTCCGAATGTTCTTTTCGAACTCCAGATTGTCCTTTAGTCCGTCTATAGATTTCTGAGTAACACGAATTCTTCGTTCGAATTCTGCGTTATCAAATTCCATCTGGACAACACGCTTGTCGATATTATTGGACATGAACTACCCTCCCCCAAGCATCGTTTGCGATTTTGTTGAATATCGGTTGAATAGCTGGATTAATATAGTCAATCCCTTCAACCCATCCGCCATTACGAGTGGCGTGACCATACTGAAGAATTACTGCGATAGGAACTCCTTTTTCTATATGGTCGTTATTGAATGCGAGAATAATTTTATTCTTGCCTCTTATGATCTCATAACTCCATGAGGAGGCGGTTTCTCCAGTATCTCTAGGGGTGTTTGCCGATAAAGCTCGCACCCCTTCTGCACCATATCTGTTTAGGATATCAAGATACTGTTGATCCAGCACATAACGCAGGAAATTATTAGTTTTTTTGAAGTTTCCTTTTTGTTTAATACCGGAACTCATAAAATATGTCCTTACTTACCGCAAAGCAGAGCCTTCCAAGTATCCTTTCCTACGATACCGTCCGCGGTAAGACCTTTCGCTCTCTGGAAAACCTTTACGGCGTGGTCTGTATTCGCGCCAAATATGCCGTCTACGGCCAAACTTCCGCCGTTAAGGCCTCTGCAGCTCAAAGCATTGAGCAACCGCTGGAGAGTCTTAACTTGCTCACCGGAACTTGTGTACCCGCTTTGTGCGAGGTAATCGAACGTAAGTGTCACTGTGCTTGCACCTCCAGTTGAACTTCCATTTTGATTTGTCGAGCCCTGCGTAGAACTGGACGAAGAAATGGTTCCGCCGCCAGCAATCAATGCCGTCGCTTCTTTTGCGATCTGCGTATGCAGATTATAGAGATAGTCGCCCGGACAACTCTTGTTAGCGAACCATCGGTGGACTGTAAGAACAATCTCGTCCGCTTTGGGAGTGTAGTTGAGCGTCTTTTCCCTATTACCGAACCAAAGAACTTTCTTCTTCCCGTTGCGCTTCGCGATGTCCGCAACGAGTTTTACAAGGGACTTGTACGCCGCATCTGTAACACGATACGGGTCATATGTATCCGATGCGACTTCAATCGTAACGGCGCGTTGATCGTTATCATACGATGAAGTACACCATGAACGATTCGCTTCGTCAACAAACAGACCGATCGTTCCGTCTTTGCCGATTCCATAGTTCGACGATGCTTCGATCGACGTACTTTTGAAGATGTTACCGAGTGTCTCGATTGCACACTGGCCGACGACGCAGTGGATTGAGATTCTTGTGATCGGATAAACCCTTCTTCCCGAGTGATTCGGGGATCGATAGATGTGTGATCCGACGAGGGGACTGTTGCTGTAACTCATGTGCCCTCCTCACCTTTGTTGCCCTTAAAGTTTTCAAGGGTCTCTTTAGTTACGCCGTCAAGATCGTCTAACTTAACGTCTGCGGCAGGATCATCGTAATGAATGATCTTTTTCATTTGATACCATCCTTTCTTTTGTTAACCTCTTGAGTGGTAAGCTGCTCTACGAGCCGCATTTAAAGAATGATTCTGTTGATGGATTTGACTTCTCTTCATTTTCTTAGGAGGAGCATTCTTTATACCGCATACACGAATTAATGTAAGAAGTCTATTCAAATGCCATTTCTCAAACTGAACGGGAATGTTTTGAGATATCATCCAATAGTAGATTATCTCGGCTGTAATGACTTCCTGCGGTCCCCTTCTGCGGGACTTGTCCTCAGCAAACCACGTGGCCGTCATCGGATCGTCGATATAGGCCTTTATCTGAATGAGTGTATCTTCTTCAATCGCGTAGTAAACTTTAGAATCGACATTCTTCGAAATGGTCATGCACCGAATGTAATCCAGAAGCTCTTCCTCTGTTTTTTCTTTTTTATCTAAAAACGGCTTGTGCCATTTGGACTCCCATTTTGATAAAGAAATAAGGGAATGCTCTAGCTCCAAATCGGTTTCTTCTGTATAGAAAAACTCATTGGTTTGATTCTTGAAGAACCGGCCTTTAGGAACATGTATTTTAAGCATTCTTTTACCTCTTTTCTGTTAGGTATTAGGAGTAGAATTCTCCTGCGCCGATGCGAGCGGAATGGTTTTGTCCTGAATAGCGGCAAGCGCCGGATTCATTACTCTACCGTCCTTGCGGATGTTCTGGTTCTCTTCTGCGGCCTTAGCAACCTCAGGAGGAACGATTCCGTTGATGAAATCTGCCGCTTTCTTCGCGTCGCTGATCAGCTCCATATAGAGGCGATTATACGCGTCCGTCTGAGAGAAAGCGAGAGACTTCTCGTAGCTCTTTTCGAAACGCATGCCGTCATCGGAGATCTCGCCATAGGAATCCCAGATGATCTTCTTGAAATACTCGATCAGACGCTTCTGGTCACGAGTGTTGATGATCTTTTCGATCAGACGAGGCAGACCGCCATTCTCCATAAGGTTCATGTTGGTAAGCTCGGTTTCGTTGAGGTTGAACATAAACTCCTGCTCAACTTCTTCGCCAAAATAGTTTGTGAACTTGATCTTCTTTGTTAACATTTTATAGGTCTCCTTTCAAATTTCAATAAGGTGGGAGCGATCCGGCGGTCGGACCAAAGCAAATATATTACAGTATAAATGCCAAAGCCCGACGGCCAGTCGCAAGAAAGAATAAAAATTATGAGAAAAACTTATTAAGTAGTCTCGGTGCCGGTCTTGAGAATATGAATTACCTCATCAGGAGTCGGCAGATAGCCGGGTTTTGCAGCAGTCTGGCCATCAGCCGGAGTGCCGTAAAGAACCTGGAGAAGCTTGTTGAAGTTGGTCTCCATATCGGAAGCCGGTTCGAACTTGCTCGTGTCAATAGTCATAGATGCGGTGGGCTTCATGCCTTCAACCGCGATCGGAGTGGTGCTGATCTCGAAAGAGAATGTGATCGCATCCGGGCTCTCATTGATTGTCTGATACTGTCTCTCGGAAGGAGAAGCAGTGCAGTTCCACCACAGATGGAGCTTGTACTTTGTGTCGACATCGATGCCAGAATCGGCGTCGTTACCGACATCAGAACGGTAGCAGAAGCCGAACATCTTACGGGTCTGCTGCCCTACATAGACACCGGAAAGACCATCGGGAGTCTTTTCACCATTGCACTCGGCGAACTCGTCGGGATACATGTAGGACTCGATAGTGCCGCCGAGGGTCTCAGCGGAGCGCAGAACTGCGTACTTGATGTTGTCGGCGTAAATATCATTTGCTTCTGCGCCAGAAGGCGTCTCGGAAACGCTGGTAAGACCATTCCAAGGAGTGGCCTTAGTAAATGCCTTTGTGCCAGTACCCTGCTGAGTATACAGCACACCGTGGTCAACGCCGGTCTCATAGAATCTCTCGCCAGTATTATCCCACGAAATGTTATAAGGATTAGCCATTAACTCATCTCTCCTTTATTAAATATGTATGGTATAGGCGTAGTGGTTTAATCCATCCGCTTGATAGGGCCTTGAAAGGCTACAATACGGAAGCTCGGCAACCTTGTCGGGAAGGTCGGTATCAGGATTTCGATCTACCACGATTACTTCGTACACTTTATGCCGTTTATAGCGGGTATTACTTGCGTAGGCAACATCCTCGGAACTTAACCGATATATAACACACGGGTACTTCAATTGTAAACTAGGCGGCGGCTGAAAATATACGTTCGGGCATATTTCTCTAAGCCAGCCATCAAGTTTCGTCCGGTAACGGTCCATTGTACAATCCCCCCAGCGTGAGAATGATTCTCGGTCTTTGCACCTCTATGCCGGTAACAGAAACTCGGCATCCTGAGATGATAACATACTTAATGAATCCGAGGTTCTTTGTTGCAAAGTCATCGGCTATAATGCTGATCGTATGATTAAATGTCAAGTCATCGTTGACCACACCAGAAGACGTCCAGTGTCTAGAATCTCGAACGAAATTACCAAAATATGTCTTTTCAGTAACAACGTCTTCGTAAACACTGGGCGCCTTTTCAACAGACTTGGCATACCCTACTATTCCGTAGAATCTTGCCATTGAGTTACCTCACTTGCAAATATGTCGACAAATTACGGGTTGGGGTTGTAATCGTCGGGCTCGATGCCGGAATCGGTCTCGGGATCGTCATCACCCTCGGGATCCGCGCCAGTGACATAGGACTCGATTGCGATTGCGGAGAACGGTCTTACGATAGCGCCGGAGCAACGGGTCTCGATCAGATACTTCATCTTGTTGTAGTCGATGTCGAAGTCATCGAACATGTTGACTGCGCCGCCCTTGTCAGCACCAACGTTGTAGTCTGCGAGGTTCACGATCAGGCCGAGCAGGGTGTATGTAACGCCAGACATGGTTCTCTTCTGGCCTTCCATTACAGGAACGGTAACGATCTTGGAAACGCGAAGAGTGGTCGCGAGCTTCGCAACATCGTCATACAGGGGACGGCCAATACCATCCTCGAGCAGCAGAATATCGGTCAGCATATCCTCTGTGGTGTACAGCACAGGATTGCCGGAACCACGGTAATTCTTGCGGGCCTTGATGCAGCTGCGGATGAACTTCTTCGCCTTGTCGTCTGCGGTTTCGGTAGCAGTAACGCCTACACGAGCGCGAATGGTGAAGAGCGGATGATCCTTCCATACGGGACGGACGCAATCCTCTTTGATCTTGTCGTCGGAAGAAGCCAGACGGCCATCACCGATAAGGATCGCGCGTGCGATTTCCTCATCCAGCATGAAGCGCATCTCGGTCTTGATCCATGCGATTACGTCGAAATCGGTGATGTCGATTACATCGTCGCGGTCGATCTTCTGCTTCTTGTAGATGGTTGTGGGAGCGGTTGTTCTCTTCAGAAGAGTGAAGACCTCTTCCTTCTTGAGCTTGCCCTTGATGTAACCCTTCGCACGAGCCTCTTCTGCGGTGATGTCCGCGAACATAGACTTGATGCGAGAGAACGGGGTATGGTGGACCTTACCAAGAACTTCCTGTACCCAGGTGTCGGGTCTCTTGATCCACTGGGGCGGGTTGTCGAGGTTCTTCGCCTCGGGGAACAGGTAATCGATGTTCTCGATACCGTGTGCGATAAACTCCTGCTTCAGGCTGCCGGAGTGCTTTGCGTCGTCGACGATTTCCATGAATTCCGCATGGGAAAGGGTCTCCCCACCGATCATCGTGTCGTCATCGACATCAAAAACGTTATGCTTCATGTAGTCATCATCCTCCTCTGAATGCTGAATGTCAACGCCCGCATCCTCGAGCGCCTTGCCGATCATGAACGCCACAACATTCTGCTGTTCGGGCGTCATCTCGTTGTAAATGTCCTGAATTGTCTTACCGTTAGTATCGGCCATAGACTTGTCATCTCCTTCTTCGGATTTGTCTTCGTGATGAAGCTCGTCCTCTTTCGGCTCTTCTTCATTCACTTTGGTTGTGTGGTCTTCTGCGGAATGCGAAATTTCTTCGCCATCTTCAATGGGTTCAAAGAAACGAATAACCGCCTCTTCCTCAGACTCTTCGCCATGAGCAAGAATCTGGTTCTCGATCAACGCTTTGGGGTTGGCTCCAGCAAGAACAAGACTTACTTCACGAATGCGGCCATGATGAACCGCTCCGGTTGCTTTGTTCTGCTTAAGTCGGTTTGCATAGATGCTCATCGACTTAATATCTCCATGATGAACAAGTTCCTTGGCGGTCTCGGCAAGCTCTGTATTATTAAAGAAGCCGTAACCGTAAACGCCATCTGCTCTGTTCTCCAAAAGAACATGGCCTAAGACATTTTCAGGGCTATCATGCTGATGCCCCCACATCAGGGGAACTGTTACACCATCATCGTCTTTGAAAGCATTAGGAAGAATCGTTCTTCCATCTGCGCAACGAACATTAGCTTTGGTGACCCAACCTTGAAAGTCCGGTTTTAATCCCATTTTGATTCCTCCTTTACTTTAGTAGTTTTCATCCTCATCTTGACTCTCGTCGTTCACTTGTGGCGTTTGCTCTTCTTTTGGAGCAGCAATGTTCTTATTTCTAAGTTCATCTGCCCTTGGATCCTTAGAAGGTTTGAAGCCGATCTTACCACGAATTTCATTACCGGTAACAATTTCGTTACGAGTAAGTTTATCCGCAATGTCCGCTAATTTTTCTACAGGAACTAACCTGAATGGATCTCTGAAGAATACAATCGACTGATTCAACGATCGCGCGGTTTTGGATAAGAACTTTCGAATGAATTCGTCAGCAATAGCGGACAGAATAGGTTCGATAGTTCTGTTGTAATAATTAAGCATCTCCTGTTCAGAAGCAGTGCCATCCATTACTCCTTTTGTGATACCAAGTTGACCATAAAGCATCTCGGTAAGCTTATCGGTCTGGGCTAAGAGATTATTCTCGACAGGCCGATTAAGCTGAGTAATATGCTCAGTACTGTCTATATAGGCGATACCATATGTAGAACCCGTTAACTGTTTTTCAATCTCATTCAAACGAGATTTCGCAGCTTCTCTTTTAGACTCTGTCTTTAGAGAATATGGCAGCTGAATAACTAAATCCAGTTTATTCTTACTGCTCTGTTCATCGATATAATCCAAAAGATTAAGCTTGCGAATCAGTCGCTGGAGAGTAGAATTGTGCTCGTTCATAACTGCGTAAAGAGGATTCTCTATAATGGCAACCATGTACTTAGGCAGCAATATGTCTTGCTTCTGTCCATTATCTTCATTATAGATTCTCACCTTTACGTGTTTAGGATACCACTCAATTACTTTTCCAACACGCATTGAATATATCTTGAAAGACTCGGTTAAACGAGGATCTCCCTTTGTTATTACCGGAACTACTGCGACAACGCCTTCATCAAGCATTGACATGCAAATATCCTGGCGAAAAGCTCTACCAGTTTGGTCAATGTTCGCTTCTAGATTCAAACAAGAATTGAACTCTGAATCTTTAGCTTCCACAAAGCGGTTATCGTCATCGAGCTGCGCATGCTCCATCGAAATAGCAGCAACATCAATCGCAATGCGGTTAAGTATTGGTGCTACTATTGACTTAGCATTTTTGCTACTTAAGCCATTCCGGTCAGGTCTATACGAGGTACTATATCCATACCGGATAACCTGCTGTTGTGAAGGATCACCTCGTATAAAGGCGTTCCAGGCGTTTTTAATGCCTTGGCCTAGTCGTGACATACCATGATCCTTTCTTTAAATATTTTGATTAGTCTTTTGAATTAACAGCGGCCTTTACTGCCTGCCGATCGAGCATCTTTCGAGCTTCCTGCTGTACATATGACATCTTAGTCTGTGTTTTGCCAAACCAAAACTCATATTTCTGCTGAGCCATGTATGCTTGCTGAGCTTTGATGTATTGGCTCCCCCTTGTCACATCCGTACGAACGATGTCGCTGTTAAGAGACTTGATGCTCTGACGCATATAGTTTGATATGGTATCTTCATATCTCTTTAAGCCTCTCTTGACAGCGGTTGTTCCTTTGTCGAAGTCCTGCAGATGGGCTTTCTTTTCTGCTTTTATTGACGCTACTGAACCGGCTTTGCCCTGGGCGGTTCTTTTAGCGATTAGCTTATCGTACCCCGCCGAGATCTTAAGTCTGTTCTTAGCTCTAGCGTCCATCATTTTTTCGCGCCAAGCTTCTGCTTTTTGGACCTTCTTGTCGAACTTATTGGCGATCCGTTCCTGCTTTCGGTTGAGTGTTTTTCCTGTAACACCGTACCTCCTACGACCAGCAGCGGTAAGTGTTCCGTCCGGATTCTGATAACGGCGCACGCCCCACTTCATGCCCATAACTCCATGGTGCTGAAGCGCTTCATCATTATAAACTGCGTAATAACCCAATGTTTATCCTCCTTTTCAACTAGCATCTTTTTTATAGGTTAGAAAATTAAGTTGAGGGTAATCGACATCGAACTTTGTATCGAGAGTTGATGTGAGTTCGTTTCCATCTTTTTTAAGAATTACTTTAACTGTCATCTTACCCGTGTCATAATCAAAATTTCCCTTAACGCACACATCATCATATTTCTTCTTCATCGATTCTTTAATCGAATTATATACTTTTAAAGATTTATCGGCTTTGCGTTCGATGATGTCGTCGCCTTTATTAGCAATCCTGATTATGTTACCTGTTATGGGTTTCCCATTTTCATCAACATGCATATACTGTTTTCCGCTTGTTTGATAATTAAGAGAAGCCTTCGCGTTTTCAACTAACGCGGTATCAAGTTTTGCAGCATCTTCCTTTGCTCGCTTTTCAAACTTAGAATATCGTCGTTTACCTTCTGGAGTAAGACTACCATTCTTATTCTGGTACCGACGAACTCCCCAATGCATGCCTTTTACACCATGGTGCATTAGGAACTCATCATTATAAACCGAATAGTATCCCATAAGCTCTCCTTATTCAAACATTTCATAAAAAGCTTTGTAGGCAACATAAGCGTCCATCATAGCCGCAACGCTATCAATCTTCTGATCGTGTCGCATCTTAAGAAGCTTGCGATTGCCATTTGTATCTTCAAGAACGACACAGTTGCCCATACAAAAGACCATGATCTCTTGGTCAAATATGAGCATACGTTCTTCTGAGTATTTCTTGAGTTCGCCAAGTGGGACCGATTCCGTCTTAAAGCCCTGAGGAACTTTTTCTATTCCAAACGGGCCGTTCTCGGTTTCCCACCTAGCAACAAACTCTTTTGCATTGTATGGATCGAAGCCAAAGCAAACAACTTCATACTTGGCTTCTTCAATGAACTTTTCCAAATCATCATAGACCGGCATCATCTCTAAGACAGCGCCATTCATGACAATAAGGCTTCCCTCATTCATAAACTCTTCATACTTGTCGTGCAATGCTCTCGGCAATTTCATGAATGTTAGTTCTGAAATATAGCACCGAGTCTTCACGCCAAACGAACCATTAGAAAGCGGAAACAAAAATGTAAACGCGCAGAAGTCATCACCTCGTGAAAGGTCTGCTCCAAGAGCGCAAGGAAGTTTCCAAAAATCTTGTTTTCTGTGTGGAAGCGTTTCTTCATAAGGGAAGAAATATGTATAGCCAGCCATTGGCAAGCCAAATCGCTTAGCCAATATGTCATTCCTGGTAGCAGGAGCCTTCTCCGCTCTTTCGACGTCTAACTGATATGTCTCATATGATACAGTGAGGCCGAGGTTAGGGTTAGCTTTGATCCACATCGAAGGATCGTTAACTTCACTAACGTCATCAAGCTTGTACCACCATATGGATACGTGGGGATTGATGTAGTCACCTTTAAGGATCTCCATCAATTCCATTTTGATTGTGTCGCCACTACCATTACGAACAGTTCCTTCGGAACTTGTAGCTACGATTATGTAGTCATCAAGTTTAGAAGCACCCTGCTCGATAGCGCCAACAACATCTTCACGAACGTCGCCCGATAGCCACTCGTCGATGGTGGCAACTTTCGGTCGTAAACCTTGCAGCTTGTCGATCGACATTGGGCGAACTTCAAGAAGCGATCCAGTTAAGAAGTTTTCAATACCCTTCTTAGTCGAGGCAAGCTTTAGACGATTAGCTTTAATCCCCGTTGTGTTTTGCAAAGAGCCTTCAGTTAGGAACTTAAACAACGGACCGCGAGCTCTTGTGATTGCAGTACGTATCGGAGACATAACCTCTTCGGCTTGTCTCATTGTTGGAGCGGTTGTAATCTGGTGTGTCGTTGATGGATCTATGTTCAAGAAGAAGTCTTGAATAGCAGAATCATACATCGACTTTGCAGCACCACGAGCAACAATTAAGAATTGCTTATTAATTAAGCGCTTCTTAACCATTTTTGTCTCGTAATGGCCACCGTTTTGGTCTGGCACGTAAACGCTTCGCTCAACGAAGTAGTACCAACCAAAAATCTGTTCTGCCCACAACTTAAAACTATCGAGAAGATACAGATCGCTTCCATCTGTAAGCGTTAGTTCTGCTTCACAGAAAGCTATGAATCCTTCGACTGCTTTATCGTCGTAGTAAACTCCAGGATTAGCGATGAGATCGTCAATACGATTCATCTCCATGGAAACTTCACGGTTTACATAAATCTCGCCTCTCAGTACGGCCTCGCGAAATTGACCATAATAGATCGGCGTAGCCGTATTAGAGAGTGACATCTACATTACCCCTTGATGCTTTTACTTAATACTTTTAATAGTTGCAGCTATGCCTACAGCGGCTAATGCTACAGACGCAACACTACCTGCAACATTAAGAACATTCATGGCAACCTCGTAGCCTCGAGATGTGTCATCATTTGTAAGCGAATTATACTCACGCTCGAGTCGAATTCGATTAATACGATCGCGAAGTTCCTGATCGCTTTTCCCTTCTGCGTTATTCTTAAAATTACGCCGTTTACGAGCATTCTCAACTTCGGTAGCGATGGTTTTTCCGGTTTTTATGGTTTCATCGGCAATCGTTTTTCCATTACGAGCAACATACTCAACTGCAGAGGTATTTGGTTTGTCTTTCCCCTGCTTAATATTCCGATTCCATAATTTTTTGTTGTCTTTCTTTTTATTTTCTCGATCGATAGCGCGAGCAGCCTTTTTGATTTCCCTGTCCGCCCACTTACGGCCGGCATCTGTCATATGACCTTGCTCGTCGTAATATCTCTTCTTTCCAGCATCAGTAAGAGAGCCATCGGGATTACGATATCTTCGAACTCCCCATTTCATTCCTAAGATGCCCCAATGCATCAATTCATCATCTTTACGAATTATCACTGCCGGCATTAAGATCAATCCTCCCTTCTGCTAGTTCTTGTATCCGCCAAAAATCCTCTTTGGCCTGTTCTTTCATTGCCTCCATGCCAAACGAGCTAGGCGGCGGATCAAAAATAAGCTTTACTTTTAAAAATACAAACTCGGGAACGAGATCATTCATCTCGTCATGCTCTCCGACCAAGAAGTCCTTCCAAGTTTGAGTTTCTCCGGTAATACGAAAACCATTCTTAGGACCGACTCCTATTTGGCGCAAAGTAGACAATTGAGCATTAATGTGCATAATGATCTCGCAATCATACGGAGCCGGATCTTCCGTATTATAGGGCTCATTATACCCAAGTTGCTTCTTGATGTCTTTAAGAATACTTGACATGTGTCCTCCTTATTACCAAAGTTTAGTATCTCCAGGAGAACGCTCTATCGGAAGCTTTGCATCCTTATCGGCATCTCCGTAATGAATTTTGCGGTGGGTTCTGTCTGATGTGGAAACCAAGCCTTCCGGATCAAATACATCAGGGTTTCCATTAATTATGTCATCTTCGGTTATAGGATTCATATGGTGCACGATAACTTTATCGTAGATCGGCCTGTCTTCAAGCCCGAGATCGCATCCTTGATCCCTAATTATGACTTTGCGTCTGGCTTCTTTCCATCGAGGATCTCTCTGGTATAACGCTTGGTTAAGATACCTATTGTGGCCGAAGGTTTCTTTGCCGACGGGATTAATATCCTGAAGATACTCAAGCCTCTCTTCATAGGTTTTGAGTTTAATCATCTCCGAATATGTCTTCTTCATCAGAACTAGCCTCCTGACCACTGTACTTCCGAAAAGCGGAGATCGCTTCTGCGTACAACTCTTTTGATTGCTGAGCGCTTTTGGCAGCTTCAGACTTATTAACTATAAGCTCGGTTTCTGCTCGCAACTTTTCTTGTTCGAGCTTGTTCTTTTCTGTTCCGAGCTTTAAATAATGGACCAATAACTGCGAGGTTGCTGTCCCATTCCTGATTCTTCGCTCTGCTTCATCTGTAGCTAGAGCTATCATCTGCTGTTCTCGCTCTTCGTCAGTCCTAGCCGGTGGGTAGTTGTTGCTAGCATCGCTCATGGCTCACTTTCGCCTCCTTCAGTACTATTGAAAATATGCAAAACTAAGCCGAACAACAAAACCACAATGGCTTTTACTTAGGTTTGCATAAGGCCAACACGATGTTATACATGGTTTAAATATAGTTTAGTATAGATTAGCAAAACCTTTATGGGAAGTATAGCCGGGATTTGCGAAACTATCTCTGAAGCCATTTGCGTACGTAAAGAATATGTCCGGTATATTCTAAAAGGAGACCTACCAAATTCCCACCGAAAATTTGGTTAGGGATCAACGAATGAAAAAGAACCGGCTATACTTCCCATAAAGGTTTTATCAAAAAATCCCCCGGAGAATTTTTTAGG